CGCGGAAAAATTACAGGCCGTAGCTGACGGTAAGTTAAAGCGTTTAATCATTAACATGCCGCCCAGACATACGAAGTCTGAGTTCGCCAGTTATTTGTTTCCAACGTGGCTTATGGGGCGCAGACCTGACCTAAAGATTATTCAGGCCACGCACACGGCGGAGTTGGCGGTTGGCTTTGGTCGTAAGATTAAAAACCTAATTGAGACTGAAGAGTTTAAGGACGTATTTCCCACGGTTAGCTTGGCCCCTGACGCAAAGGCTAGTGGGCGTTGGAGTACCAGCGGCGGTGGTGAGTATTACGCGGTTGGTGTTGGCGGCGCGTTGGCTGGTCGTGGCGCTGATTTGGCAATTATTGACGATCCAGTTTCAGAACAGGATGCGCTTAGTACAACTGCGCTAGATAATGTGTATGAGTGGTACACTTCTGGCCCTAGACAGCGTTTACAGCCCGGTGGCGCGATAATTATTGTTATGACGCGGTGGTCTATTCGTGACTTAACAGCGAAGGTTTTGGCAAAGCAGGGCGAAAAGGGCGCTGACAAGTGGGATATTGTTGAATTTCCTGCAATTATGCCTTCTGGCGAGTCACTTTGGCCTGAATATTGGAGTTTAGACGAACTTAACGGCGTCAAGGCATCTATTCCAGTAGCCAAGTGGAATGCCCAGTATATGCAGAACCCTACTGCTGAAGAGGGTGCGATTATTAAGCGTGAGTGGTGGCGCACTTGGGAAAAAGAAGACCCACCCGTTTGTTCATACATCATTCAGAGTTACGATACGGCCTTTAGCAAGGGTGATCGTGCTGACTATAGTGCGATTACGACTTGGGGTATATTTCTTGAAGAAAACAGCGATGAAGAACACATTATTTTGTTGGATGCGGTCAAGGGGCGCTGGGAGTTTCCTGAATTAAAGGAACAGGCCAATGATATGTACCATGAGTATGACCCCGACATGGTTTTGATAGAACAAAAGGGTTCTGGCATGCCTTTAACGCAGGAATTACGGCGTATGGGCATACCTGTGACGCCATTTACACCTAGCAGGGGCGCTGATAAGTTTACGCGCATGCACTCTTGCGCACCTGTGTTTGAGAGCGGCATTGTGTGGTGTCCTGACACTAATTTTGCTGACGAAGTTATGGAAGAATGTGCTGCTTTTCCGAATGGTGAACATGATGACTTGGCGGATTCGATGACACAGGCTATACTGCGATTTAGACAGGGTGGTTTTATCGTGACCAAAACTGACTATAATGATGAAGATGAATACAGATACAGCAAACGCAGAGAATATTATTAGGATAGGTGAAATGAAAACAAAGTCGGCTTCACGCCCATACAACCGAAAAACAAAAGCTAAAGCTGCTGCGCTTAAAAAATTAAAAAAACGCGCTGATGAAGAATATAATCGTAAAGACAGCAAAATTGGCGAAGGCGATATTTACACTGGTATATATGAAGGTGGTGAATACGCTGATTCTAGCTCCCAAGGCGCAAGAGAGTTAAGAAAATTGTTGGATGAGGCTGAAGCTGGTCGCGTTAAGAATTATGCGAATGGTGGATGCGTTATGAAGGGCCGTGGTGGTTCATTTAAAGGAGTAAGATAATGCCCAAAGTAGGTGATAAGCATTACAGCTACGATGCCAAAGGAATTGCTATGGCTAAGAATGCAGCCAAAGCGTCTGGTAAACCGTTAAAGATGAAATACGGTGGAAGTGTTAAGAAAATGATGCACGGCGGTAGCGTTGAAGTTGATGGCGTTATGCAAGAGCATTATGCACAGCCTATGGACGCTTCTATGGCTGATGAGAACTCAGGTTTTTCCCGTGGCGGTGGCGCGGCACTTCGTGGCACAAAATTTCGTGGTGTAAAATAATGCCCAAGATTACAATAGATGTTGATATGTCCTACAAAGACTATTTCTTGCAACCAGATGAAGCTGTTGTAATCGAAGATGTTGAGGGCGAAGACGATATTAAAGAAATTGCAATTACCTGCCCTACGTGTGGCGCGGTAATGGCTGAAGAGGTTGAGGCAGATTAGGTTGGCGTTCCGCGCACCTCCCAACGGGTTACGTCAGCGGCTCCCAGTTTCTGTCCTTTCATTGGTAGAGCTTTTCTGCCTCAACGCTACAATAGGAAAGTAATATGGCTTTTATAGATCGTGATTCTGGTCCGGGTGGTGTTCCTGAAATGCCTATTTTGCCCGAAGAAAACGTTTTGGCAGACATTCCTGAATTGCCGCCAGAACCCGGTGTATTTGAGTTTGATGACGGCAGTGCTGTAGTTGGTGATTATGACGATGGAATGGGTATTGCACCAGAAGTTCCTTTTGATGGTAATTTGGCTGATGTTGTTGATCCTGCCATTCTTGGGCGTATTGTTTCTGACTTGGTTGGCCTTATTGATGATGACTTGGCGTCCCGCGAAGATTGGGAAGACACGTACAAGCAGGGGCTAGAATTTCTAGGCATGAAGACTGAAGAGCGCACAGAGCCTTTTGAGGGTTCGTCAGGCGTTGTTCATCCATTGTTGGCAGAAAGTGTTACGCAGTTTCAAGCGCAGGCGTATCGTGAGCTTTTGCCTGCAAATGGTCCTGTTAGAACGCAGGTTATTGGTGCGCAAAGCGAAATGCTTGTTAAGCAGGCAGAGCGTGTCAAAGATTATATGAATTACCAGATTACCTATGAAATGGAAGAATACGATCCTGAATTGGATCAAATGCTGTTTTATTTACCTGTGATTGGATCGACCTTTAAGAAGGTTTACCGTGATCCACTAAAGCAACGCGCTGTTAGCAATTTTATTCATGCAGAAGATTTAATTGTGCCGTATGGCGCTACTGACTTGGCAACTTCGCCTCGCATTACGCACCGTATTACGATGGATTCTAACGAGGTTAGAAAGCTGCAGCTTGCGGGTTTTTACAGCGACATAGATATTCCGACTGATGGTACATCTGATGACCAGATGAGTGAGGTTACGGAGTCAATCAACGATATACAGGGCGTACACCCTTCTAATTCTTCTACAGATTTAACTCTTTATGAGGTCCACACTGATTTGGACCTTGAGGGCTTTGAAGACATTGGAATGGACGGTGAGCCTACGGGGTTAAAGCTACCGTACATTGTGACCATTTTGGAAGATACGAATGAAATTCTTTCTATTCGTCGTAACTATCCAGAAGATGACCCTATGAAACGTGCGCAAAAATACTTTGTGCATTACAAGTTTTTGCCGGGTTTGGGTTTTTATGGCTTGGGTCTAACGCATATGATTGGCGGCTTGGCTATGGCTTCAACGTCGATCCTGCGTCAGCTTATTGATGCTGGCACGTTGGCTAACCTTCCAGCGGGTTTTAAGGCCCGTGGTGCGCGTATTCGTGATGAAGACAGCCCACTACAGCCCGGAGAGTTTCGTGACATTGATGTAGTGGGACAAACGCTGCAGGCGTCTTTGATGCCATTGCCGTTTAAAGAGCCTTCTGGCACGTTGTATAACCTTTTGGGTACGCTGGTTGATGCTGGTCGCAGATTTGCATCTATGGCTGACATGAAGGTTGGTGAGATGAGCGGTGAAACGCCCGTTGGCACCACTATGGCGATTATGGAACGCGGGACAAAGGTTATGTCCGCTATTCACAAGCGGTTGCATTATTCGCAAAAGATGGAATTTAAACTTCTATCGAAAATATTTTCTCAAGACATAGCGCCATACCCTTATATGGTGTCACAGCAGTTTGGGCCTGAGATAAAAGCGCAAGACTTTGATGAACGCATTGATGTTCTGCCTGTTTCAGACCCGAACATCTTTTCTATGTCTCAGCGGATTGCTTTGGCGCAAAGCGAATTGCAGTTGGTGCAGTCTAATCCTGAGATACACGGCGGTCCTATGGGGCTGTATCAGGCGTACCGAAAAATGTACGAGGCTTTGGGCGTTACGAACATTGACGCTATTTTGCCACCACCGCCACCACCGCCCCCGCCTGCTAATGCTGCTAAAGAGAACCAGAATGCGCTTATGGGTATACCGTTACAGGCATTTCCAGAGCAAGATCATCAGGCCCACATAGAGGCTCATATGGCGGTTATGTCTACACCTGCCATGCAGCTTAACCCTGCGTCTATTGTGGCCTTACAGGGCCATATACAGGAGCATATAGGGCTTATGGCTGAAAAGCAGGCACAG